AGAGTTGACAGTACCACCGGCTTTCATTCTAGCACTTGTACATATATTTAGATAATCAATGTATATGATATCTGGCATAAAGTTCTTCTTTAGTTTCAACTCATTCAAGAGGTGTCTAAAGTGTGAAGAACCCGCACTAGCAGTAGGATACTCTTTAACAATCAACTTACCTGTAGTCTTAGCTTTCACTCTATTGATACGCTTCATGAACACATCTTTAGGCATATCTTGTAGACTGTCCATAGTTGTATTCATTAAGTTAGCATCGATACGCTCAGAGATTTTCTCTTCAGCCATTTCCATAGTAATATATAGTACATTCTTACCGTCCATCAGATTGGCTGCCGCACAGTGCGTCATGAATAGTGTCTTACCAACACCAGTACCAGCTAGACAGATACTAAGAGACTTTCTAGATAAACCACCCTTAGTAATCTTGTTGAAGAGATCGAGGTCGAAACCAACCTTGTCTTCTTTACTATGATAGAACTCATATCGGCCTTCAGTGTCTTCTAGAAAATCGTGACCAATTGCTTGATCAAAAGAAACACCAAGAGCAGTAGACAAAAGATCAGGAATTGACCCCTTGTCTAGCTCCTGATGAGCACCGTCCAGTACGAGAATAGCTTCACGAACTGCATTGAAGACTGCCTTATCTTGGCAGAACTTCTCAGTCTTATCTACGATCCAGTCAATATCAGTTTTATCATCATACTCTAAAGCATCAATAGTTTCTACGATGTTCTTATATTGATCATCGCTGATATTGTCCTTCTCTTCGATAGAAATACGCAGGGCTTCCCGAGTGGGAATCCCGTTGTAATCAGAGATATACTTGACGATAGATTTGAATATTGTTTTGTCAGTAAAGTCACCGAAGTAATCTTCACTTAGAAACGGTACAACTCTTCGCATGTAATCTTCATTATGTAATAAGCCCGCAAGGACAGTGTTCTCAATCATCTACTAAGACCTCCTCGATCTTAACATTACTTTGGTCATCTAACATAGGACCATTAGCCATAGTGTAACTATTCTTAATGTAGGTAGCAAAGTCAGTCTTTTCAAACATCATTAACCAGAACTCATTGTTATCATGTATCTCTTTGGCTCTCATCTTAGAAGGCATAAGGACTTCACCAGTAGCTGGATTAACAGCCTCATACCAACCAACATTTGGCTTAACTAGATAACCGCCAGCCTCTGCAACATCCATCAACCCAGACCACTTAGAGATACCGCCTTCAAATGTAACAGTAACAGGGATCTTAGACTTCTCACGAACATAACGAGACTTCTCGATATTGATGATAAAGTGGTAGCCCTTAATCTCAGTGCCAACCTTCTCTTGTTGACGACCAATAATCCAAATAGAATCAGCAGAATAGTAAGCACCAGTACCACCAGACACAACGTCTTTAGGATACAAGCCAATCTCTTTGTACGTGTGATTTACTGCCACAAGTGGAATATCTTTCAAATTCAAATGCGGTGTGATCATACGGAACAAAGACTTCATCTGCTTTGCACGTGACATATCTGCAACAGACTTACCGTCCATAGCGTCATCAACTTCTTTCTTAGAAGCAAGGTTACCAATAGAATCGATAACGATACAGACTTTATCGTCTTTGGTTATACCCTCTAACTGCTTCATAATATCAAACTTTAACTCTTCGACATTCGTAATAGGTGTATGAATAACTTGATCCATGTTTACACCAAACGATTCGAAGTAAGCTTGAGGTGTACCAAACTCAGAATCATAAAATAAGATTACAGCATCTTTATTCTTCTTTTGATATGCGGCTGCCATAAGCAACGCAAATGCAGATTTAAAATGCTTTGATGGACCTGCAAGCATAAGCAAGCCAGGTGTCAAACCACCGTCTACACGACCAGACAATGCTACGTTTACCATAGGCACAGGTGTCGGTGACATTTCTTTCTTACCATAGACTTTAGAATCCATGATAGATGCTGTTAATTTAACTGTCGAATTTCTCGCCAGCTTCTCCATTAATGATGACATAATTTACTCCTCTATTATATACTTTAGTCTGACTAGTATAACACTAATCATTGTAGATGTCAAACAGTTTCTTTTCAAATTGTTCAATTTTATCTGTGCGGTTTGGCCAGAGGATGTACTCTTTCTCTGGATTTGCCTTTAGATTATTAAGCAAAGGCACTATAGCATTGTAGAGATCATCTAGTCTCTTTTGCGTACCCTCTGCGTTAGATGCTACTGTAGTAGCTGTGGTTTTAAGTTCCTTTACCGACTGTAATTCGTCTTCATCTACTGCCGTGAAACCAAAGTCAAAAATGTCTTTTGTCATGAGAAAAAACCCTCCAATGAGTTTATGTATTCTAGTTCCCAGTTGATGGCATCAGATACCAACTTCAAGGGTTCTTTGAACGTCTTGTTAAATTGTGTTTCATAATCTACATATTGGTGCAGTCCGAACTCTTCTGGTAGGAACTGTGCAAATGATATAACATTCTCCATAATTGGATTAGGCATTTTCATGTAACAGAACTTCACTTTGGTACCGTTCTTGATCTCTTCGGTATTCAACTTAGCTTTCTTTAGTTGCTGATTATATAGTAATGCTCCACGAACATGAATCGGTGTGCCACTTTTATAAGTTATATGCTTATCTTTCCACTTAGCAATGTCACTCACACCACGAGGAAACGAAACGTCTTCTGGTGGCAAAGTCTTAAACTCTTCAAAGAACTCTGCTACGAACTTTTGTAGTTCTGCTTCAGTAGAGTTCAACATCAACTTATATGCCTTAACAAACTTATCACGTACAACTTGAGGCGTAGAAGACTTAACAGCTTCAATGCCCATCACTTTAAGCTTTGGCTCTGCGTACTGCACACCCTCGTTATTGTGAACGTTCAAGATGTAACGCTTCTTAGCCATCCATATGCCCTTATCAGCTATAGCCTCACGTGCCATAACCATACGATTTTCAAAAGCATTCATTTGTGTAAACATTCTATCATAAGCTTTAGCCAGAATAGGAACGATCTTTTGCTCACAGGCTTGGTCGATAAATTTTACTGGATCTTTAGGATTCACAGCATTGACCAGAGGTTCCATGTTCACGTATAATGAGTCAGTGTCCATAGCAATCACGTAGTCTTTATCATCAGATTTGAGAATACCATTCATCGCATCATTCATAGCCTGTTCAGCCCACTTAATTGCTAACTGACCAGATAGTGTAATACCCTCTGCAATACGCATATCAAAGTAACGGAAGTACTGATTACCTAACGCACCATAAAGGGAGTTAAGTAAAATCTTAATAGCCATTTGCGTATTCTCAAGTCTATTTATCTCTCGACTGAGTTCTGGAGTCTTATTCTTCTCATAATCTTGCATTAAAACGAGCATGCCACGTTTGACTTCTTTACGCTCATTGTACAGACCAATAATGATTTCAGGCAATACACCACGCTTGTCGTTACGATACATAGAACCGTTTACTGCTACCGATACGTTTCTTTCACGCAATTCATCATCGATGCCATTCTTCATGTAATACTCGACACCACTTGCTGTGAAATCACCAGGATCATTGAGCAAAGTTTCGGGTGACATATTGTACTGAACAATCAAGTTTGGATATAGAGAGTTGAGGTCGAATGATGTTACCCACTTGCTCATGCCGACATGTGGATCTTTTACATAGCCACCAGGATATGACTCTTTGTGTTTACGTGCAGAAGGTGGTACAGCGATCTTTCGCTCATTCAAATATCGATAAATGATAGAGTCCCAGATAGAAGTCGTACCAAACGTCTCCATGTAGTTCACACCACCCTTGTAAGCTACGATCAAAGCTAAGTCCATAAGACCTGTCTGCTTGTCGATTTGATCTACAACTTGAACATCTCGAATATTGTAGTCAATAAACTTCTGGTGATTGTGTTTGTATAAAGTGTGAAGGCTACCATATTCTGCATATGAAAGCTTCTTCTTGCCTAAGACAACTGAGGCAATGTGATCTAAAGTATAAGATGCTTGTGTACCATAAGAGTAGCCAAACTTAGTGAATAGATCATAGTAATCCATTTGCTGGACACCATACATCTCGTATGCATCTAAGTTCTTACCCTTAACATTAATCTGACGGTGCTTCACAACACCAAACGGAGAGAACTTCTTAACGACATCATTGCCAAGAATCTTTGTAGTTCGATTGATCATATAAGGTATGTCAAAGAAACGTAAGTTCCAACCAGTGATGATGTCAGGACAGTTGTGTGACCAGAATGTTAAGAACTTCAACATAAGGTCATCTTCGCTAGTACAATGTCGATACTGGATCATAGCACCATCTAGTTCTAGTTCAGACTTCGAGGCATCATAATCACCAAGACCCCACACATGAAATACATTATGCAGACTGCTCTTATAGGCAATAGATATGATTGGATAGTTAGCAACGTCTGGCTCTGGGAAACCCTCATCAGACATAACCTCGATATCGATATTACCGACTTCGATCTTCTTCAGACTGTATGGGACGATACCAGGAAACTTCTCAGCAATAAACTGTGCAACGAAGTTGTTGTTACCATGTATTTTGAAATTGTCAATACCTTCATACTTCTTAACAAACTCAGTCGCTTCACTCATAGAGTCAAGTTCTATAGGCTCGATACCAGTACCATCGAATGCTTTCCAGTCACTCGATGGTTTGTTAGATTGAAGATACATAGTTGGCTTGAAAGGGATCTTAGTTTGAATCCGTTCGCCATTATCATTATAGCCTCGATACAGAATTTTATTACCGTATCGGTTAACGCAAGTGTAAAAACTCAATTTATAACCTCATTTTGTATGGTATAGTTTACATTGTACACGATAAGAAACACTTTGTCAAGCGGATTAATCAGATCGCTCACCAGTTCCGTAATCTACAACTACAGGAAAACGTGGTACACCATCAGGCGTTAATCCAAAGTATCTCAGTGTTGCCCACGTAGGAGATTTTTGTGATTCCCAAAGTGCTTTAAGAACGTCTTGTTTGCCTCTAACACCAGAACCACACGTCTCACCATTTGGCATACGTAGGATAAAACGCTTCGTATGTCCATGCCAGTTACCTTGTCCTTGCTCCATAGAAACGACTTCGAACTCTTCAGTGATGAACTCTTTACGCTTCAGTAATCCATTACTACGCTTGTTCTCATACACGATGTCGTTACGGACCATCTGACCTTCATAACCGTCAGTCATGTATTGTCCATACATAGCATCAAGCGATTCTTGATCTGGGCAGTAAGTAGTGGGAACTAGTCGAGTGCATCCCTCTGATTTGATAATAGCCTCTAGTACATGAGTACGTTGTGCGAAAAGAAGACTGGGACCAACACTGCTAAACATATCGTACACATGATATTGTACCATCTTCTCTGCTTCAAGAATATCTTCAGGCGTAGACTTACTTTTACGAACAAGGCTAGTGATCTTATTGAAGTCTTCTTTCAAGTCATGGTTGTACAACTCTCCGTCTAGAACGATATCAGGACTATTCTCTATGATAGACCTAACTGATTCCCAGATGTGTGGACAGCTATTGATTGGTTTGCCTTGACGTGTCCATAGACCATTCTTATCAGCAATACAGCGAATGCCGTCTAACTTAGGCTGACTGAATCCCTCAGATTGATGACGCTTTGTGTAGTCGCCAGCAAGCATGGGCTTGAATCGTTCGTAGGAATCTACGTCTTCTATTTTTGGGAAGTACTCTTTCTCTGCCTTCTTGTCCCAATTAGCTTGGGCTTCTGATTCGGCTTGAGTGCGTGATGTCGTGCCATTGATTTTGCCGACATTCTTAGGTTCGCTGATTTTCCATCCAGAGGTAACTAACTTACCTTCTTGCAATCCAGCTATTGATCTGGTTCCAAATAGGTCTTCAGTATTAGTAGGAAAACCATGTTCGACTAGCCCGACTTCTATAGTCAGTACTCGTATCTTACCTTTACTGTCACGTTTGTAGAGGGTGGGTAGGCTTTGTATAGTTTGCATAATATAGTCTCTCACAATTATTCATTTGATGTATACATTATAGCACTGTTTAGTGCAATTGTCAAGCAAAAAAAAGAGAACTTTCGCTCTCTTTTCGTCAACAAGACGTTATACTAGTTGGGTCAAACAACTAGCGATTACAAAGGTACTTAGCGAGAATAGTATCAAAAAGGATACTGTATCGCAGAAATCACCATCGCAACTCTTTAAAAAAGATGTTGCATTCTTCATCAGTTTTTATACTCCTATAGAAGAAGTTAATATTAAGGTGAGAGCCGAAGCTCCCACCCGTGTCATTACTCTGTGAGTAGTTCTTTTGTATCTACCCCTTTAAAGGACTTATTGATCACAATCTTCTGTGCTTTTTTATCCTCTGGGATGACATCTTCTAACAAAATTCTCAGCATTCCATTACTGAGTGCGGCATCTTTAACTACCACTGTTTCGGCTAGAGTAAACGTTCTTTCAAACGCTCTTGCGGCAATGCCTTTATGAAGGTATTCCTTCTCATCGGTATCGCTAACACTGCCGACTATTGTCAACACACTTTCTTTTACATGGATATCAATGTCATCGTCAGTGAAACCTGCGATAGCCATTTCGACCATGAAAGTAGTATCACTTTCTTTCGTGATATTATAAGGCGGGTATGTGACAGTTTTAGCCGTAGCTGAGTGCATCTGTTCGATGCGATTAAAGATTCGATCAAATCCAACTGTCGTGAATGGATCATATTTTGTTTGCATGTAAGTCATTATAGACCTCCTGTTAAGCAAGGGTTAAAGTTATGAGCCCTCGAAAGCGACTCACTTTTATTTATATAAATTAGTTATGACTTTTATCAATAAACTCAAAAAAGATCATTACTTTTTTGCATAGAGTTTATAAAGAGGAGTTATGACCTTTTCAGTTCCCACTTTATATTAAGTAGACTGTAAGCAAGTCTTCGAAACAACGAAGGCTTATTGTCTAATTGCAAAAGCATGTACTCTGGTTGTGGAGTGATATAACCTATCGTTCCACCGTAAGCACTAAAAGAAAAGTCTTGAATACATATCACGGAGTTAGAAGTGGCTATGTAATCTAGATGTAAAGGTAACTGCTCTTTCTCTATCATGATGCTATATATTTGATTCCTAACCAGTTTGCTATTTTAGTTTTAATCCAAGTCTGCCTTTCTTGACGAATATGTAGTCCATTATTAGTCACTTGTAACTGCGTCACACTCAATCCAGAGTTTGTGGTACCAGTTATGGACAGTTGCGAATTGGTGCTTAATCCATCGAACAAATCGGTTTGGCAGTATAGGCTCTTTGGGTCATATGGAAAGTCAAACGATAGTTGCTCTGGATCTATATCATAGAATCTAAAACTTAGTTGGTCTTTATTGTACATATCTAAACTCCCGTTGAACCAAATCCGCCTTCACGATCAGTCTTAGGCTCTGGCTCTACATCAACTACAGTGAATTCCAGTTGCGCTTTCTGATCTACAACTTCACCTTGAGCAACCCGCATGCCGTCAAGAATTGCGAATGGATCGCTAGAGATGTTATATAGCATAACGAATGTTTGGTTAGTATAGTCTGCATCAATAATGCCTTCACAGTTTGCTATTGTAATGCCATTCTTCCAAGCTAAACCTGAACGTGCATGAATTCTTAGAGACTGGCTTTCATGTAAGTCGAACACTAAACCAGTTGGCACTAGACATCGTTCACCACTATAGATAGTGATACCTCGTTTTCCGTTTAAGAGTTCGTGCATGGGGCGTTTAGTTTTGGTGTTGTTGTGACCGTATACTGCGAGACTATCTTCTTCACGAAGAGATGCCGATAAGTCGAAGCATGCCGCCCATTCGCTACCATACGTTGGTAGATGCGCTTCAGGAAAGAGTTTATAAATCTTTAGTTCGTCACCCATGTGTATGTCATGCATATCTCCCATTCGAGCATCGAGAGAGTACGTCAACGTATATGGGGGGACTGGTACAGTTTGTGTCCAGTTCTCAGCCAACTGCTGATTTGCAGTGCCGATATGGAGTTCAGATGCCAATGTATCGATATCTTCTTGCGTCATAATATATTCCTTGTTTTAAATTGTATAAAGTATTATCGCTTCTTGCCTATGCTGTATTTGGCAATCAACTCCCACTGGTCTTTCTCTTTGAAAGGAAGAATCTTGATCTGAGATAAAGGAGCAACTGGCTCTGCAATCTTAGATAGGTCAACTGACTTAATCAGTTCCCACTCTTCTAACAAGGTAACAATCATGTTTCTACGGGCACGATCTTCTTCAGAGAAGTCGTTAGTTTTGCCGTCTAGCATGAATAGTTCTTTGAAGTGTACGATGTAGTACTTACCCTGCTTATGCAAGATATGGCACGACTGGTATAGTTTCTGTTCTTTTTTAGAGGCAATGCCAATTCGAGTCAAGGTCTCTTTGACCTTAAGAAAACTCTCTTCATTAGGCAATGTGACCTCAACGAGTTTATCTATTAAATTCATCTTTTAATTCCACCTGTGTCTTGTTGTTTTTTCATAATGCCTAACTGTTCACTAGACAACAAAGACAAATACTCTTGACCGATAACTCTATTACATTTATAATAGTCACACACCAATTCAAGGTCCTCATTACTAGCATTCTTAACCCACTTGCTAAATCGCTTCTTAGGTCTAATGCTATTTATAAGACACTCGTACTGGGGTCGCTTATCCAGATGGTGACATTGGTTCATGAGATTAGCGTGGAGTATGGTATCAGGAAAGTAAGACAAAGCTTTGTTGACTAGCCATGGCTCGTAACCCTTCTCAGCGAGTACATCGTTCTCGCTATCACGCATCATATTCTTTTTGGTAAAATTTATACTGTTTACATACTCAAACGGAGAACTCATCGTTATGCTCCTTATCAATTGTATCTTGATTCACATCATCACTACATTCTTTACACAGATATGCAACACCTTCACCGTCAAGGTATTTATAACGAACTTCAGCGGGATTCTTACCGACTAAAGCTTC